TTCAGCTATTACTTTCGACCCTGCATCCTGAATATACATCACCACATTTAATGTCGCGTCAAAACCCATGAAATCACTACTCAGACTTCTTATTGTGCTTTTATCTAATTTCACGTAATCAAACGTAAAATTTTTTATTGCCGCAGCGCGGGGCATACCCGTGCCAAAATCATCCAGAGCAAACCGCACCCCCAATGACCTGAACGATTTCACGAACTTAATAAACGCGGAGTGATCATCAATTGCAGCCCCTTCAGCCAGCTCGATAATTAGTCTATTAGCAACCGAAGGATTTTTTCTTAGAACTCTCAAAACGGATTCCCACCAAAAGTCCAGATTGAAACTCAGGGCAGAAATATTACACGCAACAACAGCACTATAATCAATTTGCAGCCTACCTATAACTGCACCTAATACATAACGATCTACCAACCTAATCTGACCAGTCTTTTCAAAGGCGCTTATTGCTCTTTGCGTATCGATTCTGGCTCGTTCATCAGAGAACCTTATTAGAGCTTCGCTGTAAAGAATGGCTGTTCCCGAAGTGTCATATACCGGTTGCAGATTAAGGCTACATTTATCCCTCTATAAAATATCTACGAGACGCTGGAACAAGTTCATTTCAAACTCGCACCTCGCCCTCCAGGCACTTGTATTCTGGGGCGCCGCCAGCATCATCGAAAAGCTTGTTGATATACTTTTAATCGAGGCATGGTCTCTTGAAGATACGCTACTAGAAACGACTTAACTAATTGATAAGTAGGCATAATGGGTAAGTACTTTCCAAAAAATTGTTAGTGGCAAAGAATAACATCAAGGCTTCTGCCATCAAATTAGTTGCACCACCACCCAGATTGACAGAGACCACGCATTCATCTTCGAATGCCCGTAAGAACGAAAAAACCAAAAATATAAAGATGACTCTGAATTACTTCTGAAATTTCCGCACAACATTCCTCACCATACAATGCGCGGACATGCTTATAATTGACAAATTAAATATGAAAGCACGCAACTAAATTTTTTTCTGCAGATACAGTCGAAAAATGAGAACTCTTTTCATTTTAGGTAGAGGTCGCAGAGAAGATGAGCTATGTTCTCAATTCTGGCGATTCACAAAAACAAGGCAACCAAGGAAGGTGTGTTAAGGATTCTTTAAATATGTCCACGATCTTTGAGCTTGAGCTTTTCTTGTGCGTAGCTCGCCACTCCAGCCTGTCCGCCGCTGCACGGTCCCTTGACGTCAGCCCTGCCGCCGTTAGCTTCGCCGTCAAACGCTTGGAGGAGCGGCTGCGGATGAGCTTGTTTGCCCGTACCATTAGGAACCTGCGCCTAACCGATGAAGGGACTCGTTACCTTGTGTGTGTCGAATCAGCTTTAGAGTTACTGCGTCAGGCTGAGAGCGCACTCCTGCAGCGGGTAGACGAAAAGCCGCATTGGGGTTCAGCATCAAATTCGTGTAGCGCGTAGGTGCCAGGTTAATTTGCACTGAAAGAATTGTTAGTGATAGACGTTATTTGAACCAACGAAACTACGCTGTCGGCTAGGCAAAGATTTTGCCAGTCCGAGGACTGGTAGGTAAGGAGCCTTTAGCGCGAAGCTCACTCTGCATTACATAAAAAGTAAACTTGGCTGCACTTGCTGGGTATGTGGCTGGGCAGGATGTTGACACATCCTGCCCGGCAGCTTCTTTTACTTCGGTGTAGAAACTTCTCTTGCATAGGCCTGACAGGCCCGCAGGGCGATCAATCCTTGGTCGCCGGCGTCGGTGATGCCGATAATTCGTTGAGCATGCGCTGGGTCAAGTTGGGCTCTTGTGGTGCCATGAACCACGCGGCCGGCGGCGGCGGCGGTTGGCACTGAACAACTGCTCGTGGCATCGGTGGTGGCGAGAATGACTGACAGCCGGAGATCAGCAGTAGCCAAGCGATCACGCAGACGAGCCTGTTTCGTTTGCTCATCGGTCAGTTCCTTGTGGTGGGCTTCATCTTTGTTCTGCAGTCGCTGCTCCAGGGCGAAGCGCTTGTGCTGCTCGGTAAGCTGCAGAGCCGCAGAGGCTTGGGATAACTCGTTGAGTGTGTCCGCATGCAGCCGGGCCTAGCGCTCCCACTGCTGGCCGTACCGCCAGCCTTGCGCGGTCCAGGCCAAGGCAGCAGATCCGACCGCCAACATCACCAGCAACATGCTGACCGCCACGAGCCGGTATTGCGGGGGGATCAGGTCGAAGAAACGCATAACACCGCCCTCGTCCTGCCCCACAACTGCAGCCGATCTTCCAGGCCATTGAGCCCGCCATTGATCCGGCGGGTGATGGTGTTGAACTGATCTTGATCCGCGAGTGCGTTCAACCCGTTCACCGACCAGAACCACGCTGCCGACTCAGCCGCCCATTGCGGCAGCTCGAGCAGCTCAGGCGCGCCCAGCAAACGTTCATCACCAAACAGCGCCAGGCTGCAGCGCAAATAGTTGTCGTGAACGGTAATCTGGATCAACCCACGGCCGCGATAACGTTGGCCGTCACCGTCAGCTGCAGGCGTGTTCCCAAGCTTGACAGCCTGAGGCCCGGTGTCGTACTTGCTGAGGTATTGATCGCTTCCCAATTCACGCACGTACTGCAGTTGGCCGGACTCATGCCCGACCTGGGCCAGGAATGCAGCCTGACGCTTCGGCCTGTCGATCTTGCGGTTGGTCATGGCCGCGTTTAGCGCGGATACAAAAACGCCCGCTTTGCGGCGGGCGTTGGGCATGATGCTTTGAAGTTGCAGCTCAGTGATGGACATCGCTTTTTCCCAGGCAAAAAAATGCCGCTCGATGGCGGCGAATGGTGAGATGGGTTCCGCCAGTTACAGCTCCAGAACTTTTACCTCCTTGGTTTTTTTCGTCTTCTGGCCTTTGGCTTTGGCCTTGCCTTTCTTGCCGCCATTGCACTCAACGGTGGTGGACCAGCCAGCCTGAGTGAATACCTGCTCAACCGAGTCGACCAGGTACTCGCCATCGATGCCGACCTTGAAGCCGGTGGCGTTTACCGAACGCTCGGCAAACAGATCGGTACGCCCAGGCATTTCAAGACGAACGCCTGCAGAAGATCGATTGAAGGCAGTCAGGCGGGTCTTATCGGCCTGGGCCGCTGCGGTCTTATTGGGGTAGATATGACGGTCTGGATGCACCGCCGGCAGCCCGTCGGGCACATCGGTGTTGTCCAGGCTGATCAGCTTCAGCTCACCGCTTTTCTTGTCCTGATGCTTGGTGGCCACCGCCTTGTGCGTATTGCGATCGCCTAAGCGGAATTGCCACCGACTGACATCGGCGGGCGTGATGGTAACGGTGCCCAAGGTCTTGCCGCTCGCACTGGTGCCGCCGTCGCGGGTCATGACAATCAACTTTCCATCGGCCACCTTGGCCGTGCAGTCGTGTTGCTTGGCAATGCGGGTGATGAAGTTGAAATCAGACTCGCTGAGCTGGTCAGCCCGGGGCACGTTCGTGGAGACGTTGCACACCGGCGTCCAGCCGTTGCGGGCAGCCACGTCGGCCACGATCTTGGACAGTGGCACATCTTCCCAGCTACCGCTGCGCACCGTCTTTCCGGTACTGCGCATGTCGCCGGCCTTGCCGCGCACGACGATGGTGTTAGGCGGGCCGGATATCTCGACCTCATCCACCATATAACGGCCCAGGCGCACCATGGACGTTTCGGCATAGCCCAGGTAGATCTCAATGCCGGCGCCGCGCTTGGGCAGCGCCACGGCGCTGTCGCGGTCATCGATCCGCAACTCGAAGTCGTCAGACTCCATGCCTGGTTTGTCAGTGGTTTTCAGCAATAACAGGCGGTCATTGATCAGCGCGGTAATGTCTTTACCGTCTGCAACGACACGAAAGCGAGGGGTCATGGTTCACCCAGTTACCCCGCCAACGCGGGGAAATGTTGGCGGCCGTTACGCGTAACGGAAGGAAAGGACAGCCAGGCCTGGCTAATCCCAAAGCATCACAAGTTCTTCAGTGGGTGCCGGCATGTCCGGCAGGACAATCACCACACCAGCTCGGTACGGCTGAACCTCATCGGCCAGCCCCTGATTGGCATCGAGCACGGCCTCCACCGTGCCGCTCAGATGGCCGTAGTAGTTGTGACAGATGGTGTCCAACAGATCCCCGTCAGACGTTCTTCATGTCGTCGCCATAGCGTACAAACTCCAGGGTAAAGCTTTGCTTACGCGGGATGCCGCCGCCCAGCAGCGCGCTTTGTTCTTCCTCCACACTGGTCATGCACCAGGTGCCCAACACGTCGCCGTAGCCAGTGGTCAGCGTCATGGGCTGCAACTTGCCACCCAGGG